TAGCTTCTTTAGATATGTTTTTTGGTATTGACGATACATTCCTAAGGTCATCAATCTTTATCTTTAACCATTTCATGGATTCTCTGGACATGACAGCATAATCGGTTGCTGACCGTTCTTGTCCAAATTTAGTAAGTATTGAAGTTGCCATGGGTCTATTTAGTTGAGGCCAAGATGGTCTTCGGTAATGACACGAAACTCCCATGCACGGTCTTTACAAAATTCAATGGCGGCTTTCCATTTAGCTTCATTGATACCCCATGTTTTGACTGCCTTAATATAGTTTTCTGTGATACGTTTTTGTGGTGGCGGTGGTGCAGTTTCTTTTTTCGGTTTAACTTCAAGCATCATTGTTTTGAGTTTACCATCTTTTGTTCTCATTTTCACAAGAAAATCTGGAAAGTATCGATGCCATTTACCATCAATAGGCGATTTATAAGGAACAATGAGTTCTTCTGAAGCCCATGATATAATATCATCATTTAGGTCAAGCCAAGACATGACTTTAACTTCCCATGACGAGCGATATACTATATTGTTAGGGTTTCCAATATATTTTTGTGGGTTACGAGGTTTAAATAGTCCAGAATATGCCATAAATAGTATGTATAATCAATTTTAAGAGGAAATAATGCCAGCCACAATTGTAGAGGCCACAAATGCTCAACTAGATTTACAGTCTGTTGCAGTTAAAGGTCCATTATCTGGTTTAGACGAAACTCCTGGATTAGCCATTATTAGATATCCACAAGATTTGGCTGCACCAAGTAAGTCAGGTAAAAATAATAAAAATCATTGGGTTACATTTACAATTCAAGATGTTCAACCTGCTTCTGTTGGAAAAGCAAACACAACACAACAAACAAAAATACAAACTACAGGTGGTTTAGCCGCAGATATAGCTGTTGGTACTTTAGTTACGGCTGCAGCTACAAAAGCACAAAAGGGTTCAGATTTACCCGAGTTAGCTAAATTAGCTATAGGTGCTGCTGGAGGAATAATTGCTGGTATTCTGAATGAACAATTAAGCAAAGGCCTTGCAGTATCTCCACAATTAACAACTTCACAATGTTCAATTTCTTTATATATGCCAGACAATTTAGTAGCAAATTATAGTGCAAGTTATGAAGAAATGAGTTTGACAAGTGATTTAGGACCAACAATTACAACTTTAAGAGCAGTAACAAGTGTTGTAGGAAAAGATGGCGGTAATGATATAGGTTCAAATCCAGATACAATTACAGCTGTTACAGGAATAGCAAATGCTTTTGGAATAGAAGTTCCTGGTGTAGATACTACCGCTTTAGGAACATTATTACAAAGAGCGCAAGGTTATGCTATAAACCCACAAATACAAATGGTGTATCGTGGTTCACCTTTGAGAGAATTTTCATTGACATTTAAACTTACGCCTAGGTCAAAAGACGAAGCAAAACAAATAAACAATATTATTAATCGTTTTAAATTTTATGCATCTCCATCATTAGGTCAAAAAAATGGAAATGTTACAGAATCAACAACAAATAGTATGTATTTAATTCCTCCTTCTATCTTCCAAGTACAATTTTATGTCAATGGAGAAGAAAGTGGAATTTTACCAAAATATGGAGATTGTGCATTATTAAGTGTTGAAGTTAATCATGCACCTAATGGTTTTGCAGCCTACGTTGATGGTTCGATGGTTCAAACTGAATTAACATTAGCATTTAAAGAACTCAATATTCTCACAAGAGATAATTTCACAGATACAGATACAGCAAGTATTAGAAGGTAATCATGTTATATTTCAATTCTTTTCCTAAAGTAATCACGACAGATTATAAAAACAATTTAATCTTGTTAACAAATCTTATGACTAGAGTAGAGATTATACCTAGTTTGCTTAAAAATCCACTTTTATTTTATTCATATGATATAAAAGATAGTGATAGGCCAGATATCATAGCAAACAAATATTATAATGATTCGAATAGATTTTGGATGGTTTTATATTCAAATCAAACTATGAATCCTCAATGGGATTTGCCACTAAATTCACGACAATTTGGTGAATATATTGTTTCAAAATATACTGCAGCTGCAGGAAATATAAACCCGTTAACTTATGTGTCAACTACGATATATGAATATAGAAAAACAATTACAACATACGATAGTATATCAATGACGACAAATGATAAAACAATTGTAGTTGACGGCCCAACAGCTAACACTACATTAACCGGTACAACTACAAACACTTTCTCTGACGGTTCTTATGTAACACAAACTATAACAATAGACCCTGTTAGCATTTATCGGTACGAATTAGAGCAAAACGAAGCTAAACGAAATATCAATTTAGTTAATGCAGGATATTCTTCACAATTAGAAAAAGATTTTCAAACATTGATGAACCAATAATATGGCAGCCAACGGAATAAGAAATCCAAAAGACTATTCGTTAGTTAATTTAACTCTACTAACATCAGTCTCCACATTTGATTTAAAAAATACTATGGTAGAAATATCATATAATGAGGATATCTTTAGCAATTTTGTAACTGGTTATGTTTATATTGTTGAAGCTTCTGGTTTTATTGAAACATTAGCAATGAATGGTACAGAATATCTTCGATTGACTTTTAGTAAGTATGGAAATAATTCAAATCAAATTGATAGAATATTTCGTGTTTACAAAGTTGGTAATAGAAAATTACAAGGCACCGTATATAAAGAATCTTATCAAATCTTTTTCTGTTCAGATGAATTAATGTTGTCCGAACAATATAAAATTAGTAAACGATATAAAAATTCTTTGATTTCGGATAATGTACGAGACATATTAACAAATTATTTGAATGTGCCTAGTAATAAAAACGGAACAATTGAAACAACATATGGTCAATATGACTTTATGATACCACTACTTAAGCCATTTGATGCTATTAATTTTATGACTAATTATGCTAGACCAAATCCTGCAAATCCTGGCGCTGATATGTTGTTTTATGAAGATAAGTTTGGATTTAATTTTAGGTCACTACAAACATTAATGAAGCAGTCTCCTTATTATAATTATACATATAAGCCTAAGAACATAGATTCGAGAGATTTAAATACTAACGTATATAATGTACTAACATATGAAATTTTAGATTCATTTGATACACTCAATGGAATTACATCAGGTACTTTTGCAAATCAATTAATATCTGTTAACCCTTTAACTAGACAAAGAAAAGTTACTAATTTTGATTATGGTGTTTATCAGCAAAATGCAAAAAATTTAAATCCGTATCCAATTATTGATAATTCGGTGAATCGTAAAGGTGATGGTTTAAATCAAACACCACAAGCAATGTTGAAATTAATATTTTCGAATTATGATAGTAAAAGTTCTTCTTATATTGCGGGAGTGCCGGGTGCGGCAGGTAATGACATTTATGCAGAAACTTATATACCATATAGAACTGCACAATTAGGTTTAGCAAATTATACAAGAATTAGATTATCTGTTCCTGGTGATGCAAACCTAACTATTGGTAGAATATTGACATTTAATCTAATGACAAGACAACCCAATAGTACAAACCTAGATAAATACTACTCTGGAAATTATTTGATTACAGCTGTAAGACATATGATTGATTTGACAGAATTTAAAACTATTTTGGAAATAACAAAAGAAAGCGTACCCCAGCCTTATCCTAGTAACAATAATGGTATACCTTTGTGGAGTAATGCTGTGAAAGGAATTATATAATGAGTAAGGCAACAAATAATTTTAACTTTGCGGGACTAAATGGTTTTGTTTGGTGGATGGGCGAAATTGTTAACCGCATGGATGAATTAGGATTAAGTCGTTATCAAGTTCGCATTTTTGGTTGGTATGGAGATGATATTCCTGTTGAAGATTTACCATGGGCAATGCCTCTTTTGCCAGTCAATAATTCAAAATATTTTGAAGCAGCTCCGTTAGGTGAATGGGTTGTTGGTTTTTTCATGGACGGAGAAGCTGGGCAGTTTCCTGTCATATTAGGTGTTATTCCAGGCATTAAACAATAAGGATATAAAATGGCATTCACAGTAAAATTAGGTGGTATACAACCAACTCCAGGTAATTATACAGAAATTGATGAGACCGATGGACCAACCACGAAATATATTGGTAATAAAATCCAACAAGGTACATCAACAATCAGTCAAATTGCCAGAGGTTCGATTCAAAATACAACGATTGCAATCTCAAACGCAGAGATTTTTCATATTTGTGATCCTAAATCAGAAGTAGCATTGTATTTAGCTAAAAAAAGTTCTGATATAGCACAAGCAATAGCCGAAGCAAGAGATGCTATTATTACTGCTTTATTTGGAGACTCTACCAGTCCTGTTTTTACGCAAATTAAAAATCTTTTAAAAGATGCCATCGCACTATTAAAACGTGTAAATAAAATTTTAAAATTAATCAATAAAGCAATACAAGAAGCAAGAGCATTTATTGCTGACGTTAATGTTCTTGTCAATGTCATTAAAACTTTACCGCAAAGAGTTGCACAGACTCTACAACAATGTCTTGCTTTATTACAAAATGCACTTGCTAAAGCCTTAACATTAGGTCTTGGTGATGTTGGTGTTTTAATACAAGAAACACAAAACGCAATTAGTCAAACTAATCAAGCGGTTAATGGCGTAAAAGGACTTGGTCAAGATTTAAACGCAACTGTTGCCAATATTAAAACTTTACCCAGCGCATTAAGTACTGGCGTTAGTTCGGCAGCATCTACATTAACAAACTCTGTACAAAATTTTGGCTCAAGTTTAAAAAATGTACAATTAAATATTGCTAACGGAACAGGAACACCTTTTGTTCAAATAAGTAATAAAGGACCTTAATTATGCCAGACCAAATATACAACGGTTTTTACACCTCATCTGCAAATACACAAATTGGTAATTATCCTTATATTAATGTAAGACAATCTGAATCAGGACATCTTGATATAACAGATGATACGCCCGGTAATGAGTTTAGAAGATGGGAACACGGAAAATCACGAACAAGAGAACAATGGTCGGCCAATGGAGATAGAGAGATTGTTGTACAAGGTAGTGATTTTACTGTTACAGTTAAAGATAAGAGTATAGTTGTTTTAGGTTCTTGTAATATAGAAATTCACGGAGATTCAAAACTTCATGTATATGGTTCTGCTTATGCTCACGTAGAAGGAGATATGCAAACAAGAGTTCAAGGCGATGCTCATATTCATACTGATGGTGATTTAGATGTGACTGCTGACGGAGACGTTAATATTTCAGCAGGCGGAGTTACAGGTGACATATACTTAAACGCACCAGCAGATGTTATTGTGAGTGGAGATTTGCGTGTTAATGGTGCAATTTCTTGTATGGCTTTATCAGCAAAAACAAATATAACAGCAGTAGAAAAAGTATTTGCGACAGGCGGAATAGAAACTTTAGGTGGAATCAATGTGGGTTTTGCTACTCCTGGACCTTATATACCTACTGGTGTACTTACTTGTGTAACATCAATCAATTCACCTCTTGCATTATTAGGTATTTCTGGTGCTGTTCTTACTTATGATGTAATTAATGATGGTATATACGATTTTCATGTCCATCCTGTGCCACCACACAATCTTAGTGGTTTTCCTATTCAAACCTTTTTAGTTTAAATTATGACAACAGTAAATAATGCATCCGGCATATACGGAACTCTAGGTTACAATTTTAGTGACCCTAATGGCGATATCATGAATTTATCAGCCGATACAACATCTCACATGAATTCTATGCCAGCTTTTATCACAGCAAATCAAGCACAGGCAATTGTGTCATCTGGTAATGGGCCAATCAACACATCAAATTTCTATCAAAATCCTGTTAGTACCGCTGTTCAAAACATATGGAATTCTGCAAACGCATTTATTTTAATTGCTACACCTACATGGGACTCAGGAAATTCATTAATTAATACTGCTACTTCTTTAGCTACTACAGCAAATGCATTTATATGGCATACAAATAGACTATCAAATTTGGTAACTTTTGATGGAACTGATACAGTTAATCCATATTACACACAAGCTATGTCAATAGGTAAAATAGCAATTTATATTACAAATCAATCAGATGGAATAACAAATACTTCACCTGTACTTGGTAGTTTTACAAGTTTATTCATTGGACCACAGTTAAACTCAAATTCTAGTATACTTTCATCTGATTATGTAACTTATAGTGCTGCTATTATTGCTAATACTGCAACTCCAACACAAATTCAAAAAGTTACAAATGACATGAATACTGCAATTAGTCTAATGTCGACAAGAAAATCTGCGGATGTGACTTTTTATACTAATTTAAAAAATATGGTTCAAAATTATAATGCATCAAGACAATTCCAAACGATGGGAGAGTCACAAACGTATTTGGTAACTAATTTTATAGGTACTGCAAACGCAATCAACTTGATATCTTAGGAAATTTCGAAATTTTTCGTTCCGGCCTAAAAATTCTCCGAAGGCTGACTCAGTTCCTAAAAAGCGTTTTTAGTTTTAGACATAAATAAAAGATGGCAACTTTACAAAAAATATACTCCGATATAGACTTCACGTTTAAACCTTTACCGGTCACTGGAGATATTGCTTTAAGCTACGATGACCAATCAGTTATTCGTTCCGTTAGAAATTTATTGCTTACTAATTTTTATGAAAGACCATTTCAACCAAATTTAGGTTCAAATGTAAATACAATTTTATTTGAGATGGCAGATGCACTAACATCAAATATTCTTGATAATGAAATACGAACTGTCATTAAAAATTACGAACCAAGAGTTACTATCAATCAACTTATAGTAACTCCGTCACCAGATGAAAACTCTTTTACTTTATATTTGAGTTTTTTTATAGGAAATAATACTAAACCAACAACAGTTAATTTATTACTTCAAAGGTCAAGGTAATGGCTGCAAATACCAATATAAACATCACGGAATTAGATTTTTCTAGTATTAAATCTAATTTTATTACATATTTACAATCACAAGACACATTCAAAGATTATAACTTTGCTGGTTCAGCATTATCTACGCTTTTAGATGTTTTAGCATACAATACACAATATAATGCATATTATTTGAATATGGTTGCAAATGAAATGTTCTTAGATTCTGCAATTCAAAGGGCTTCTGTTGTATCTCATGCGAAATTAATGAACTATACACCTAAATCAGCAATTGCTCCACAAGCAGAAATTAACTTAACACTCAATGGTGTTACAAATACTTCTTTTACATTACCAAAATTTACTAATTTTATGTCACAAGCGGTTAATGGCGTAAATTACAATTTTGTAACAGTAACTTCAAACACCGTTAATGTGTCAGCAAATACTGCTACATTTAACAATCTAATTATTAAACAAGGTGTGCCTACAACATATTCTTTTACTGTTAATAGTACAGCTAATCCAAAGTATGTTTTCCAATTGCCTGATACAAATATTGATACAACCACAATTAGCGTAGTTGTACAACAATCATCTTCAAATAGTTCTTATACAATATTTAATCCTGCAAGTAATTATTTGTCGTTAAATCAAAATTCAAATGTTTACTTTTTACAAGAAGCAATAAATGGTAATTATGAATTATATTTTGGTGACGGTATATTAGGAAAAAAATTAACTGATGGAAATATTGTACAAGTATCTTATATTTCTACTGACGGATTAGCTTCTTCTGGCGCAAATAATTTTACTTTGATGGATTCATTGAGTGGTTTTTCAAATTATACAATCGTTCCTGTTTTACCGGCAACTCAAGGCGGTTCTAAAGAAACATTAGATTCTATTAAGTTTCAAGCACCCAAATCTTTCTCATCACAAGGTCGTGCAGTAAGTAAAAACGATTATATCACAGCATTACAACAAAATACATTAGGAATTTCTTTTGATGCAGTTAATGTTTGGGGTGGTGAAGAAAATAAACCTGCAGTTTACGGCCAAGTATTCATTGCAATTAAACCATCTGGCGGTTACTTTTTAACCCAAACACAAAAACAAAAATTAGTTGCTGAGGTTATCAAACCAATTTCTGTTCTCACAGTTACACCAACAATTGTAGATCCAGACTATACATATTTACAAATTAATACAAACGTATATTATGATCCAACACAAACAGTTCTAACTTCAGCTCAAATTAGTTCTGGTATAACAACTGCAATTAAAAATTACGGTTTAACAAACTTAAACACATTTAATTCTACATTTAGCTCTTATACTTTATTGACCGCAATTCAAAATTATGATTCATCAATTATTTCAAGTGAATTTTCTTTGAAATTACAAAAGAAATTTTTTCCGCTACTAGGAAATTCTTCGAATATTAAATTATATTATAACACACCAATACAACGTGGTAAATATGGTAGTGGTATTACAAGTTACCCACCAATGCAATTTCTAGATCCATCTAATTTAGCAAATATAATTAATGGCGTTTATATTGAAGAAGTTCCAACTTCAACTTATGGTATAGATTCTATTTCAATTATTAATCCTGGTTACGGATATCAATCAAAACCTACTATTACAATTAAAGGTGACGGAACAGGCGCAACCGCACAAGCTGTTATTATTAACGGTTCTATTTCTTCTGTTGTTGTAACAAATTCAGGCAATAATTACACACAAGCAATTGCAGTAGTTACACCAGCAACATCAGATACCACAGGTAAATTAGGTGCATTAGTTGTCAATCTACAAGGCCAATACGGAACACTAAGAACATATTACAATAATGCAAATACTAATGTTAAAACTGTATTGAATACAAATATTGGTACAGTAGATTATCAAAATGGTATTATTACTCTAAATAATTTTAATCCATATGGAATTGATACTGCTTTAGGCCAATTATCAATTTCTGTTACGCCAACAACAGATATTGTATCATCTACATATGATAGAATTATTACTATTGACGAATTTGATCCTACAGCAATCGCAGTAAATGTCACATCAAAATCCAAAACATGATAACTAATGGTCAAAAAACCTCACTATTAGTACCATATCAGTTACCTGAATTTATTCGGGATAATCCTGACTATTCCAATTTTGTTCTATTCTTACAAGCTTATTATGAATGGATGGAACAAAATGGAAATACGGAAGATAGAGTCAATAATCTTTTAAGTTATACTGATATTGATTCTACTACAAATCAATTCATATCATATTTTCAAAATGATTTTCTACAATATTTTCCAAAAGAAATTCTTGCTGATAAACAAAGAGTTATTAAGTTAGCTAAACAACTATATCAGTCAAAAGGTACTCCTGCTTCTTTTCAATTTTTCTTCCGTGTTCTGTACAATTCAGATGTAGATTTCTTTTACACCAAAGACGCTGTATTGAAAGCATCTTCAGGTAAATGGTATATCTCAAAGAGTTTAAAATTATTGACTACTGATTTAAATTTTTTAGAAACCAACAATCTTAGAATTTTTGGTGAAACTACCAAATCAATTGCAACAATTGAAAATTCAGTTCTCGCACAAAATAAAATAGAAATATTCATTTCAAATATTGAGCGTTTATTCCAATCTGGTGAGTTTGTTCGAATTGTTGATGGTCGTAACCAAGATGTTTATTTTTTAAATGGCCAAATTGTTCCTGCCGGTACTACTGGTGCAGAAGTACTTATAGCAAAAATTGTTGGTCAAATTAGTCAAATTAAAATATCATCTTCACAGGCTTTAAGAGGTAACTTATACCAAGGTGCAAATACAGCAGTTAATTATCTAGGTGACCCAATCGTTATTTACGGTGGTTTAAATGCAGTTAATGGTCAAGGTGCAGCTGCAACTGTTGGAACAACAACAAAAGGGTCTATCAAAGGTATTTCTGTTGCAAATAACGCAGGTGTATTCCTTGGTGGTTTTGGATATTCGATTGAAGATTCAACACAAAATCAATATGGCCAAATCAATATCATCAACGGTGGTGGTGCAATTGCAAACATTGGTGGTGT